CAGCCCAGCTTGTGGAGGTGGGGGCATAATGTTACAAGAATTCGTCAAAGCAGTTGAGGATCTCGTAACGTCTATGCTCAACGAAGTCCACACGGCACTCCCGGCAGAAATCATAAGTTTCGATCCTTCGGATTGTACGGCTACTGTTCTGCCGAAAGCAAAAATGGTACTCACGAATGGAAAGGTTTATGACTATCCGCCGATCTCCGACGTACCCGTTATGTTTCAACAATCAGGAAAAGGAGACATCGGCGTTGTCTTTCCTATCCAAAAAGGCGACGGATGCTTGCTCATTATCAGCGAGCAGACGCTCGACACTTGGAGAGAGGAAGGAGAAGTGTATTCCGAATTGAAATATGCCCTCTCAAACGCCATAGCTCTTCCGGGACTTTTCAACGGGTCTCCGAAGGATATGCAGGAGGCAGTCAGCAAGAAATGTGTTATTGTAAAAAACAAGGACATGAAGGTTGAGATAGGGCAGAGCGGAGTTAGAATACAAGGAAATGTCGAAATCTCAGGCACAGTTCGTGCCACAAAATTTGTGAGTGAAGATACAAATTAACCAAAAGGAGGATAAGCGATGAAAGATATTTTGCTCGACGACAACGGAGACCTGAATCTCTCGGATACGGGAGATATTCAGTTCACTGACAGCGTGAAGCAAGCAATCGCAATCCGACTGCGGTGGTTTCAAAATGAGTGGAAACTCGGACCCGAGTTAGGCATTCCGTATTACGAGGAGGTCTTCATAAAAAATCCGAGTACGCTCCTGCTCGAAGACAGGATAATGGAGGCTATCTACGATGTGGATGAGGTGGACGATATAGAAAGTCTTGTGCTCAACCTCGACCGTTATACGAGAGTATTAAGCATAACCTACCGAGTCATAGCAGGAGAAGAAGCAATAGAAGGGAGGTTGACGCTCGATGTCTGAAAGAGGCGTAACCATTAAAGGTTTCGTCAAGAAACGTCTTGACGAGATTATGACGGAGGTTCAGGCAGACCTCACAGAAGGCTGGGGCTTTGATGTATCCCTCAACCCGAATTCGTTTGTGAATGTGATTGCCACCACCGTATCAGACAGACTTGCTTTCCTTTGGGAAGTAGCGGAGCAGATCTATTTCTCCCACTCTCCGAGTACGGCGGAAGGTGTATCGCTTGATAATGCCGCGCAGTTCGGAGGCATTACAAGAGAGGGAGACAGGAGAACCGTGTATACGATTCTTTGCACCGGAAAGGATAGGACGGTTATCCCGAAGGATTCCAGAATTGCTTCCAATACGTCACCCCAAATTTACTTTACGGCTATGAGGGACTACGAAATTAATCGTAACGCCTTTAATAAGGCAGTCGTGAAAGCTGTTACCGTGTCAGGAAACACCCGATATTCCGTTTCGATAAACGGTGTCGAGTATTCCATCAAGACAGGAGAATCCCCTGCCGCTTCTGATATAATATCGGCTCTTGCAAAAGTTATTACAGATACCGATTTTACGGTGTCGGTCAATGCCGACGGTGACCAACTCCAAATCTCGTGTGTCAGCGATAGACGGAGTAATGTTCTTGATTTGTCGGAAAACCTGACAACTGAAACGGTATCTTCGCTGTTTTTGTTCCACAGCGAAGAGTACGGTAAAATCGTTCTTCCGCCCAATTCTATCACGCAAATCATCACGACGATAGTTGGATTCAACTCTTGTAGCAATCTGCCCTCCCCATCATACGGAAGGCTGAGAGAAACAGACGTTGAGTTTAGACAGTCGTATTTGCAGAAGATTTCGTCTCGATCGTCTATGATGCTTGAAACCATCGTGGCGGCAATTTTGGAGAACGTGGATGACGTGCAGAGCGCGTCTGCATATCAGAATGACTCGTCAACCGATGTAACACAAGTGGCTGAGGCCTGCATCGAAAAGATCAGGGCCTTCGCCGAGGAGACAGAAGGGAACGATGAAATCAAAGCCGTGATCGCGGAATACGACCAAGCCAAGCAACAGTATACTGACGGTATCCCAGCTCATTCTATCGAGGTCGTTGTTGACGGAGGAGATGATTCCGAGATAGCCGAGCAGATACTAACGAACAAAGCAGCAGGCATTGGCACTTACGGCGATGTAGCCGTAGATGTTCCCGACGCATTCGGCAATATCATAACCGTTAGATTCAATAGACCGCAGCACGTTTATGTATGGCTGAAGGTTGTGGTGCAGAAGAATCCGACTCAGCATATGCCTACGAATGCAGATGAAATCATCAAGGATACAATCTGCGGTGCCGCCGCAGAACTCGACGCAGGTGACGCGGTTCTAACACAGGATTTCATCACCGATGTGAGAACGAATTGCTTCGGTATTGCCTATATCGACATTACGGCATATCAAAGCACCGACTCGAACGCCACTCCTGCCGATGAAGACTATACAGCAAGGTATATCTATCCTTCGAAAAGACAGAAGGCCATTATCACCAAGGATAGAATCGAGGTGGTAATCAATGGTACTTGAACCGCTTGTTAAGGATTTCCCGGAGCAGTTCAAGAACAAGAGAAACATCGAAGTTCTTGCGAACGCTTTCGATAAGCAGTTCGCGGAACTTTTCGATGTTTTTTTGTCATTGCAAACTGAACTGACTCTCGACAGAGCAATAGGAAAACAGCTTGATGGAATTGGCGATATTGTCGGTTTGACGAGATACGATGCTGCCGGTCTTTCGAAAAGTGGAGAGACCATTGACACGCTCGATGACGAGAATTATCGCAAGATGCTGATTTACAAGATTCTGAAAAACAATTGCGACTGCTCATTATACGACGTAATGAAAGCGGTCAATATGTTTTGGAATGGTCCTGCACTCAAATACACAGAAGATAGCCAATACCCGGCTACCATCGTCTTTGATTTTGAAGCCAGCAATGATCTTGAACAGTCTTTCGATATTCCGTTCGTAAAGGCCGGAGGCGTCGGAATGTTTTGGCGTATGCACAAAAACGATGACACAACCGTTTATATGGGTCTTGCTTTGCAGGCGACAAGCGAATGCACATATATGTGCAATAATCCTACGATAAACACGCTTGTTTATATATCGGACGATGACGGTGCTATCATAACGGATGAATTTGAAAACTGGCTTGCATACAATGAGGAGGAACCCAAATGAAATTAAATGTAACACCTATCGGTGTTGATATGATCCTGCAATGCCTTGAAGGTGGTCCTTCTTTGAGGTTTTCATCTCTTGTTCTCGGGAACGGAACCGATGCAGGAACTTCAGCATACGAAATGTCGAACCCATTGCAGACTATACCGATCAGTGCGATTGATAGGGAAGATGGATCGGAGTTCGTCAAGTTAACCGGAATTCTAAGCAATGCGAATGTTATTGCAAGATTTCGAGCTACCGAGCTCGGAGTTATGGCAGTAAACCCCGACAATGAAGACGAGCATATCCTCTTTGCATACGGATACACGCCTGAGAATGAGGCTTCCGTTATCCCCTCTGTTACCGACTACGCATTTGAAACTACGCAGAATGTGTTCGTTTACGTGGGCAAAACGGAGGACGTAACGGCCATCTTATCGGAGTCTATTGCAACCGTCTCGCGTGCAGAATTCCGACAGCATAAGGAAGACAACGGAAATCCGCACAAAGTGAATGCAGAGCAGGTTGGGCTTGGAAATGTGCCAAATGTAACTACTGACAAGCAAAAGCCGACAATTGAATATTTACCTTTGAAATACACAGGATACTACTCTGATCTCGAAAACATAGACCTCGAAACTATCGACCCTTCGAACGGAGATGAGTTAAGAACAATCCTAAGCAAGATTTGCTCGGCGACAAAAGTGGCTTTGAGGCACATTGCAAACAATGACAATCCACACTTTACCACATACAAGCACGTGGAAGCGCCTGAATTAAATCACATGCATTCAGCAGACGATATTTCCTCGGGCATTCTACCTGTTGCACGAGGTGGTACAGGATGTGTGTCATACAGCGTACTCGCGTCAAACCTGATGACTTATTTGTCAGTTCCCTGGTTTGGTTTTTATTCTGGAGACGGAACCCAAAAAAGGAAAATCGGATTACATTTTACGCCAAAGGCCGTTCTTGTGGTCCACGAGAAATATATGTTTGGTGAAGGTTCTCGTGGTGTTTTCGGTGGCATTGCAATAGGATCCTTCGGCGTTGCGGGATATAACAGCAGTCATGATTATTCGTTTAATTGGAATAACGATCATACTGCGATAATGATAACCAATAATGGTTTTTATGTAAATTATGCGGCCGTCAACCAGATTTTCACCAACTCAGCCTTGAATTCTTACCGCTACATCGCTTGGCGTTGAACGAAAGGAGTTACAGAATGGCAACAAAAAAGATCACCGACACGCCTAATGCCACTTCGGTAAATGAGTCAGCGGACTGGCTTTTGGTACAGAACGAACATATCGACGGGGAAACGAAAAAAGTTTTCCGAAAAGCTACCACAGATAAGGTGGTGGAGGCTCTGAGAAATGCTGGAATAAACGATGGATACCTAACCCAAAACGATGCGGATGAAATCGAAGAAAAGGTAATGGGCTTGGAGCAAAAAATCGAAAATATTTCTCCCGGGACAGGGGGAGATATACAAAAAATAAAAAGAATATACGGAGGAAATGCAAATGGATGATTTTATCGAAGTGAAACTCTTGCATAAGTACGACACAAAGGCAAACTGGGATGCCCACCCCGATCATGTCTTGGAACCCGGCG